GATGAGAGTGCTCTAGAAACTCTGGCCAGTGAGTTGACCAGTGACTTTGATGATGACATTGGCAGCCGTAAAGACTGGATGCAGACCTATGTAGATGGTCTTGAGCTTTTGGGTATGAAGATCGAGGAACGTACCGAGCCTTGGGAAGGTGCATGCGGCGTGTATCACCCCCTATTGTCCGAAGCTCTGGTTAAGTTCCAAGCTGAAACCATGATGAGTAGCTTTCCAGCCGCTGGGCCGGTCAAGACTCAGATCATTGGCAAAGAAACACCAGAGAAGAAAGCTTCTGCTGTCCGTGTCCAAGAAGACATGAACTATCAGTTGACCGATGTAATGACTGAGTTCCGTCCTGAGCATGAGCGCATGCTGTGGGGCTTGGGTTTGTCTGGTAATGCGTTTAAAAAGGTCTATTATGATCCGCACATAGAGCGTCAGATCTCCTTGTTTGTGCCGGCAGAAGACTTGGTTGTTCCTTATGGCGCTAGTAACTTAGAGACGGCTGAGCGTGTTACCCATGTAATGCGTAAGACCGAGAATGAGCTACGCCGCTTGCAGGTGGCTGGCTTCTATCGAGACATTGATCTGGGTGATCCTGAGAATGTGCTGGATGAAGTAGAGAAGAAGATTGCGGAGAAGATGGGCTTTAGAGCCACGACTGACAGCCGCTATAAACTTCTTGAAATGAGCGTAGATTTAGATCTACCAGGATTTGAGCATGAGGAAGATGGCGAGCCTACAGGTATTAAATTACCGTACATCGTTACCATTGAAAAAGGTTCAAGCAAAGTTTTGGCCGTGCGCCGCAATTGGAATCCTGATGATGAAACCTGCCAAAAACGCCAACACTATGTCCATTATGGTTACGTTCCGGGATTTGGTTTTTACTGTTTTGGCCTCATTCACCTCATTGGGGCTTTTGCTAAGTCAGGCACTTCTCTTATTCGTCAGCTTGTCGATGCTGGTACTTTAAGCAATTTGCCTGGCGGTTTTAAAGCTCGCGGCTTGCGTGTAAAAGGAGACGATACGCCTATTTCTCCAGGCGAGTGGAGAGATGTGGATGTGCCTAGCGGAACTATCCGCGACAACTTATTGCCGCTTCCATACAAAGAACCTAGCCAAACATTGATGGCTTTGCTGGGTCAAATTGTGGACGAGGGACGCCGTTTTGCTAATACGGCTGACTTGCAGATTAGCGATATGTCGGCCAATGCCCCAGTGGGTACAACGCTGGCCATCCTTGAGCGCACGTTAAAAGTAATGAGTGCCGTTCAGGCGCGAGTTCACTATGCAATGAAGCAAGAGTTAAAGCTCTTAAAAGATATTATTGCGGCGTATACGCCTGAAGAATACGACTATCAGCCTACCGAGGGTTCACGTAGAGCTAAGCGTAGTGACTATGATGATGTGTACGTTATTCCGGTCAGCGATCCTAATGCGTCTACTATGGCGCAGAAGATTGTGCAGTACCAAGCGGTAATGCAGCTGGCTCAGCAGTCACCTCAGATTTACAACATGCCTCTCTTGCATCGTCAGATGTTAGAAGTATTGGGTATTAAAGAAGCATCTAAACTTGTTCCTATGGAAGAAGACCAGAAGCCTACAGATCCAGTATCTGAGAACCAGAATGTATTGATGATGAAGCCGGTCAAGGCTTTTATGTATCAAGACCATCAGGCTCACATCATGGTTCACATGTCGGCCATGCAAGATCCTAAGATCATGTCTTTGCTTAAGAACAACCCCATGGCTCAGCAGTTACAGCAGGCAATGATGGCTCATATTAATGAGCACTTGGGCTTTGAGTACCGCAAGCAGATTGAGTTGCAATTGGGTATGAGCTTGCCACCTCAGAAAGACGAGTCTGGCGAAGATATCAACATGGATCCAGAAGTGGAAGCACGTTTGGCGCCCTTGTTGGCACAGGCTTCACAGCGTTTACTTGCAACCAATCAACAGCAGGCGGCTCAACAGCAAGCCCAGCAGCAGGCTCAAGATCCAATGGTTCAGTTGCAACAACAAGAGTTGCAGATCAAGATGGCCGAGCAACAACGCAAGGTTGCAAAAGACGCAACCGATGCTCAGCTCAAACAAGAGCAGTTAACCATCGAAGCTCAGCGTCAGCAGATTGAAGCGGCACGCGCGATGGCTCAGATGGAAAACACTAAACAGTCGCACTTACTTGATAAGAGTGTTGAGGTCTTGACTCACCTGTCAAATACTCACCAAAACAAGTCAAGCCAAGAGCGCGGCATGAGTCAAACTTCTCAACAAACTAAGGAAGAATGATGGACATAATTGAAGTACTGGTGAAGCAATCTGACGAGAAGGTTGCTCAACTTAGAGACTACTTGGCCGAGGGCCGAGCAGAAAACTTTGAGGAGTACAAGAAACTCTGCGGTGAGATCAAGGGTCTACTCACTGTGCGAGGATATGCACTAGACCTGCAACAAACCATGGAGAAAATGGATGACTAGTTCCATCCTGTTGGCTACAGACGCCAGCAACCCGCAAGTAGTCGGGTCTTATAACTTTGCTGCAACCGCAGAGGAAAAAGGCAAACTATTACCTAAGCCATCTGGCTATCGAATTCTTTGTGCCATCCCAGAGGCGGAGAAAGAGTTTGAAGATAGTGAGATTGGTTTAATTAAAGCAGACGAAACCATGCGCAATGAAGAGACACTCACAACTGTCTTGTTTGTTGTCGATATGGGCCCAGACTGCTACAAAGACCCTGCACGCTTTCCAAACGGCGCGTATTGTCAAAAAGGCGATTTCGTTCTTGTGCGTCCTCATGCGGGTACCCGTCTGGTGATTCATGGTCGAGAGTTCCGTATCATTAATGATGACTCCGTAGAGGGCACCGTTGATGATCCCCGTGGTATTAAACGCAAATAAAGGAGTACAAAATGCCTGAATTTGATAATGACGAATTTAAATTTCCAGACGAAGCGGCAGAAAAAAACAAACCCGAGGCAAAAGAGCCCGAGTTTGAAATTGAAATAGAAGACGATACGCCGGCTCAAGACCGTGGCCGTCAGCCTATGCCAAAGCCTTTGGTTGATGAGCTGGAAAAAGATGAGCTTGATAAGTATGACGATGAGGTCAAAACTAAACTCAAGCAAATGCGTAAGGTCTGGCATGACGAGCGCCGTGAGAAAGAATCAGCATTACGTGAGCAACAAGAGGCTATAAACGTAGCTCAGCGCTTGTTGCAAGAAAACAAACGTATTAAAACTATTCTTACAAATGGTGAGAAAGAGTACGTTGCTACTGTACAGAATGCAGCCAACATGGAGTTGGAAATGGCCAAGCGCGCATACCGCGAGGCATATGATTCTGGCGATACTGACAAGATGATTGAGGCTCAGCAGTCTTTGCAGAATGTCAATTACAAGTTGATGCAGATTAAAAACTTTAAGTTACCCCCTTTACAAGAAGAGGAATTTGAAGTACAACCGCGTCAAGAGCAACGACAACCTGTTCCTAAGCCCGACAACAAGGCTGAAGATTGGCAAACCCGAAATTCGTGGTTTGGCAAAAACAGGGGTATGACAGCTTATGCTTTAGGTGTTCACGAAGATCTAAAGGATTCTGGAGTTCCAGTTGGCTCGGATGAATATTATGGTGAATTGGACAAAACAATACGCCAAAGATTTCCTGAGGTTTTCCAAAGGACGTCAAATGAATCAACGGCTAGGACTGAGCCTGCTAAGCCAAAACTTAGCACAGTAGTAGCCCCGGTAGCCCGTAGCACATCTCCAAACAAGGTGAAGCTTAAGCAGAGCCAGTTGAATACGATTAAGAAATTAGGAATTACTCCCGAACAATACGTGAAAGAGTTCCTGAAAGTGGAGGCCCAAAATGGCTGAAAAAAGACTTACAAGAGAGTTTGAAACACGCGATGTAGAGCAGCGTCCAAAGCAGTGGGCGCTTCCTGAAATATTACCTGAGCCAGACAAACAGGCTGGGTATAACTATCGCTGGGTTCGTGTCTCAACGTTAAACAATGCTGATCCCCGTAACTTATCGGCCAAACTCCGTGAAGGTTGGGAACCCGTTGCACTTGAAGAACAACCCAAATTTAAACTGTTAGCTGATCCCAATAGCCGCTACCGCGACAACATTGAGATCGGTGGATTGTTGCTTTGCAAAACACCTACTGACTTTGTTGAACAGCGTACACAACACTTCGCTAATCAAACACAAGCTCAGACAGATGCCGTAGACAACAGTTTCATGCGTCAAAGCGATGCGCGGATGCCACTCTTCCAAGAGCGTAAATCCTCAAGTAGCTTTGGTAAAGGTACTTAAATTTAAATAGGAGTCTTAAATGGCTTATCCCGTCGTCTCGGCCCCTTACGGCCTAAAGCCGATCAATCTGATCGGTGGTCAGGTATTTGCTGGTTCTACCCGCAACTATCCGATCCAGTATGGTTACGCTACGAACATTTTTTACGGTGACATCGTAAACATTATTCGTGGTTCTATTGTAGATAACGCAGACACTACTGACTCTACCGGCACCGGTATTGTTGGCGTGTTCTTGGGTTGCTCTTACACAAACCCCACAACTAAGCAAAAGCAATTTGCACAATACTGGCCCGCCGGTACTGCCGCAGGTGATTGCCAAGCTATCATTTGCGATGATCCTGACACAGTGTTCAAAGTAGTGATGTGCTCTGCAACTACAGTTATTGCCTCTGCTGCTAATGCCATGTTAGGTCAAAACTTTGGTTTGATTCAGAATGCAGGTAACGTTAACACAGGTAATTCTGCTGTTGCCGCCCTGTACGCTTCATCTACTACAAGTGCAGACTTGGCTTTGCGTGTAGTTGGCTTGGTTGGCGAAACTGCTGTTACAACTAGCGTGACTGGCTCATCTTCTTCTACTACTATTACTTGCTCGGCTTTGCCTAACGCATTGGTAGTTGGTACAGATGTTGCCTATATTGCATCTAATGGTCAGATTGTTCAAACTGGTTCCTACGTATCTGCGGCTGCGGCTGCTGGTGCAACATCAGTGACCATCAACTCGACTATTGCAGTCCCCGGCAGTGTTACCGCTATTCCTAGCGCTTCCACTATTGTTTTCACCCAGTACCCAGAAATGCTTGTCAAATTAAACTTTGGCACTCATTCCTACTACACTGCCACAGCGGTCTAAGGAGCTAAATCATGGCTATTTCACGCGCACAACTACTTAAAGAGTTGCTCCCAGGCCTGAACGCATTGTTCGGTCTTGAGTACGCCAAATACGGCGAAGAGCACAAAGAGATCTACGAAACAGAGACATCTGAGCGTAGCTTTGAAGAAGAGACAAAACTGTCTGGTTTCTCTGCTGCACCTGTCAAGAACGAGGGCTCTGCCATCGCTTATGACAATGCACAGGAAGCATGGACTGCTCGATACAACCACGAAACCATTGCTTTGGGCTTCAGCTTGACTGAAGAGGCTATCGAAGATAACTTGTATGACTCACTGTCTGCTCGTTACACGAAAGCTTTGGCCCGCGCTATGGCTTACACCAAGCAAGTTAAAGCTGCATCCGTTTTGAATAACGGTTTCAGCAATGCTTATGCTGGTGGTGATGGTGTTGCTTTGTTCTCTGCTAGCCACCCCTTGGTTTCTGGCGGTACCAACAGTAACGTTACATCTACCACTGCTGAATTGAATGAAACATCGTTGGAAAACGCTGTTATTCAGATTAGCTTGTGGACAGATGAGCGCGGCTTGTTGATCGCTGCTAAGCCTAACAAGCTGGTGGTTCCACCTGCATTACAGTTCACGGCAACT